GCGGGCGCTGACGCTGCGCGCGCGCGTGGCCGCGCGGGTGAAGAACTGGATCGAGACCTGGTCCGGCACCGAGGGCTCGTGGCGCGGGCCCTTCTTCGGTCGCGGCTTCCTGGGCAACTGGTACGAGCTCGGGCGCTTCGAGGACGGCTATCAGCGCGAGCTCGCCGTCGGCCCGTACACGATGCAGGCGATTCCCGCGATCGCCGGCATCCGGCACTTGCACCGCTCGGCCTTCGCGCAGCTGCGCGCCGAGCATATCGAGACCAACGACGACGGCGACATCGAGCACATCACGACGAGCGCTGCGTTCCGGGTGATGTCCGCGCCGAACCTCTACGAGACGGGCGCCGACTTCAATGCGCGCCTGGCCGACGTGTGGCTGTGCGCGGGCGAAGTCGCCGTCTGGGCGCTGAGGAACGGCCGCGGTGAGGTCGACACGATGCACATCCTGCCGCGCGGCTCGTGGCAGCTGGCGATCGATCCCGAGACGAAGGCGGTGTTCTACCTGGTCAACTCGACCGGGGCACTCCTCGAGCAGATGGACGAGGCCTCGATCGCGGTGCCCGCGCGCGACGTCCTGCACCTGCGCTGGGCGACGCCGCGGCACCCGCTCATCGGCGAGTCTGCCTTCGTGGCCGCGGGCTTGGCTGCCGGCATCAACATCGCGCTCTCGAGCTCGCAGGCGGCGTTTTTCGCCCAGATGCGTCGCCCGTCCGGCGTGCTGTCGACCGATCACATCCTGAATCAGCAGCAGATCGAGACCCTGCGCGCGGCCTTCGACAAGCAGGCCGCCGAGCTGAAGAAGGGCGGCATCCCGATCCTGGGCGGCGGCCTGAAGTGGCAGGCGATGGGCATCTCGAGCGAGGACTCGCAGGTGATCGAGGCACTGCGGCTGTCGAACGAGGAAATCGCGCGGTGCTGCGGCGTGCCGCCGCCGCTGATCGGCGAGCTGCAGGCCGGAGCGCTCGCCTCGACCGAGACGCTCATTGCGCACTGGCTCTCGATCTCGCTGGGCGGCCTGATCGAGCGCTACGAGCGCGGGCTCGAGCGCCTGTTCGGCTTCGACGGCGTCGTCGACACGGTCAATCTGGACGTCTCGGCGCTGCTGCGCACGAACCTGCAGGCGCGCATCGACGCGCTGACCAAGGGCGTGCAGGGCGGCATCCTGACTCCGAACGAGGCGCGCCGCACGGAAGGCCTCGGGCCCATCGACGGCGGCGACCAGGCCTTCATGCAGCGGCAGAACACGCCGATCGACCTGCTGGCGCAGCTGGCCACCGCCGACGTCACCGCGGCGTCGGCACCTGCGCCGGCGCCGGCCGCCTCGGCGGCCGGCGCGGTGCCGCCCGATGACGATACGCTCGGCGGCGCCGAGGGCGACACGGGCGAGGGCGATGCGAACGCGGCCGGCAAGTCGTTCGCCGCCCGCGTCGGCTCGCGCCTGGCCTCGCTCGAGCAGCGCATGGCGGCCGTGCGCGACGGCGCGACGCCCGTCGAGCTCGAGCACGACGCGAGCGAGGCGATCCTCGTGTTCTCGGACGGCGCCCGCTTCGCCTGGCCGCTGCTGCCCGGCGAGCGCGGCGCGCCGGGCGACAAGGGCGACACGGGCGAGCGGGGCGAGGCCGGTCCGCCGGGCGCCGATGGCCGGGACGGAGCCGACGCGGCGCCCGTGGACTACGCCCAGCTCGCCCACCAAGCGGCCACGGATCCGGCGCTGCTGGCGGCGCTCGAGGGCTTGGACCGGACGGCCGAAAGCTGGGCGGCGGGCATCTACCGCGCGGGCGTGCGCGTCTCGCATTTCGAGGGGCGCACCTACGTCGCGCTCGTCGACACAGCCGACGAGCCGGGCGATTCGCCCGCCTGGCGTCGCCTGGGCACGGGCGGCCAGCGTCACACGGGCCCATTCGACGCGGCGCGTCGCTACGAGGTGGGCGACCGCTACGTGAAGGACCGGGCGACGTTCCTCATCGTCGATGCGGCCGGCACGGCGCGGCTGCTCGTGCCGCGGCCATATGACGACGCCGAGGTGCGGCGCGCCGTCGAGCGCTCCGTCGATGGCCTGGCGCTTCTGGGCCGGCGACTCGACGACTTGCGCGACGCCGGAGAGACACTCCTGCAGCGTCAGGCGACGGCGCTCGATGTGATCCATGCCCACGGGCACGCGCTCGAGGGGCTCGACGCCCGCCTGACGCGCCTCGAGACGGCGTGAAGACGTTTCACATGGAACAGCGGCCATGAACTGCCTCGACGTCGACCGCTCCTCGCTGCCTGCGGCGCTGCTGGATCTGGCCAAGCAGCACCTGCGCGTGCGCCACTCTCGCGACGACCTGCTGATCCAGACCTACGTCGGCCAGGCGATCGACGCCATCGAGCGGCGCTGCTCGATCAACCTGAACCCGGCCGACTTCGAGCTCGAGGTGCATCACCTGGACGCGATGCCATGCGAGGCGCTGCCCGAGCACATGCAACTGGCGCTGCCGGTCAACAACGTGCGCACCTTCACCCTCACCGACGGCGACGGCGTCGATCAGTCGGTCTCGTACGCGATCGAGCAGTCCGATCTCGGCGGCTCGGGACAGGCCTGGCTCGTGGGGCCACCGATCACCGAGGACGACTGGCTGATGACGGCTGCCGTGGGCATCGAGGTTGCGACGGGCTCGCCGCCGCCGGCGCCGGACATCGCGCCCGCGGTACTCGCGGCGGTGCTGCGCATGACGGGCGGTTACTACGAGAACCGCGAGTCCTCGGCGGCGCTGGCCGTCGACGACTACCTCAACGAGCTCATCCCGATCTGGAGGCCCTCGGCATGAAATCCGGGCTCATGCGCCACTGGCTGCGCCTGGAGCAGCCGACGGTCTCGAAGGATGCCTTCGGGGGCGTGGTCAAGACGTGGGCGGCCGTCGCCGAGGTCGACGCGGCCGTCGACGCGATCTCGGGTCGCGAATTCCTGGCCGCCGATCGGGAACTCGCAGGCGCGACCTGGCGCATCACGATCCGCGAAACGCCCGACTTCACGGTCGAGCCCAACTGGCGCGCGGTCGACCTCGACGACGACGCGCAACGCGTCTTCGACTTTGTCGCACTGCTGCCGTCGCACGCGCGCGAACAGATCACGATCGCCGCGACATGCGGCCAGTCCCAACCTTGAAGCGGAGGCTCCGCCATGTCCAAGATCAAGAGCGATGCGCACCTGTACATCACCGAGGTCGGCGCGCCCGATCCGGCCGTCGAGGCGCTGACGAGCATCACGAAGGCGACGCCGCCCGTGGTCACGCCCGTGGCAATGCCCTCGGGCTTCGCGAGCGGGGACTTCGCCGTCATCACCGGCACGGGCGAGGAGATGCTCGACGGCTATGCCTTCCGCGCACAGAACGTCACAGCGACCACCTACGAGCTCGCCGACATCGACGGCACGAAGTTCGCCGCCGCGATCTCGGGCGGCAGCATGCAGCCGTTCACGGTGACCGCGGGCGGCTCGATGAGCTCGGCGTGCATGGCGCAGATCACCGTCACCGGCCAGGCACCCGACTCGATCAACCTGGACGACATGTGCTCGACCGAGACGGTGCTCGGCGACCCGAAGCCGCCCACGTTCACGTTCTCGGGCTTCGTCGACAACGACTCGGCGGGCTTTCACAACCTGGTCGACGCCTCGGTCGAGACGCCCAAGCCCACCGTCTGGGCCCTGTTCGACTTCTCGCCGGCCGGCGGCTACATCTTCGGGCCCGCCCAGATCGGCGAGCTCACGGTGGCGGCCGGCACCAAGGCGGGCCTGCAGTTCTCGGGCGCGGGTGTCTTCACCGAGCTGCCGACCTACTCCTGGGCGCTGTAAGCCTTATGTTCGAGCTCCAGGTTCGACCCGTTCCCGGCCTCGAGGCACTCGGCGCGTGCGTCGAGCTACGGGAGCTGTGCTACGGTGAATTCCGCGCGGTGATCGCCTCGGCGCCGACGGCGGGGCAGGGCAGCGAGACGCTGCTCGCCGCGAGCTTGTTCGTTGATGGCGCGCCGATCGGCCTCGAGGCGCTGATGGCGCTGCCCGGGCGGTTCGCGGGCGCGATCGGCGAGGCGCTGCAGGCGACGCTCAAGATGCACGGGCTCACGCGCGAACGCGACAA